AATCGTTGCGACAGCACCAACCAAACAGCAGTTGCACGATGTCCTCTGGTCTGAGATTTCTAAGTGGATGAGCAAGTCTGAGTTGCTCTCTATGCTTCTGAAATGGACAAAGACCTATGTTTATATGGTTGGCAATGAAAAGCGTTGGTTTGGTGTTGCTAGGACTGCTACAAAGCCAGAGAATATGCAAGGCTTCCATGAAGATAATATGCTTTTTATCGTTGATGAAGCTTCCGGCGTTGCGGATCCGATCATGGAGGCTATCCTTGGTACCTTATCCGGATCAAATAATAAACTTCTTCTGTGTGGAAACCCAACACGAACATCTGGAACATTCTATGATTCGCATACCAGAGACAGGGCACTGTATAAATGCCACACTGTATCATCTGCAGACAGCAGTAGAACAAACAAAGAAAATATTGATTCGCTCATAAGGAAGTATGGATGGGATTCAAACGTAGTCCGTGTCCGTGTCCGTGGAGAATTTCCGAATCAGGAAGATGATGTATTTATTCCGTTAAGCCTGATCGAGCAGTGCAGCAGTAAATTGCTAGAACTTGATGATTCAGCTGGGATGCAGTTTGTATCACTGGGGGTAGATGTGGCCCGTTTCGGAGATGATGAAACGATCATATATCGTAATTATCATGGTCATTGCAAAATAGTCCGAAACAGGCGAGGACAGAACCTGATGGCCACTGTAGGTGACATCGTAAAGGAATTCAAAAAGATATACAGGGAGTATTCAAAGTATGAAGGCAAGGTGTATGTACAGATTGATGACACCGGTCTTGGTGGAGGTGTTACTGACCGTCTGAAGGAAGTTCGGAAAGAACAGAAGCTGTATAAGATGCAGATTATTCCGATAAATGCAGCAGAAAAGATTGAGACCGATACGGCAGCAGGTAAAGATGCAGCTGAAAAGTACAATAACCTGACCACCGCCATGTGGGCTAGCATGCGAGATCTTCTGGATAACAAGCAAATTGTAATTGAAGACGATGAGCAGACGATCGGCCAGCTTTCCTCCAGAAAATATACAATGACGAGTAACGGAAAGCTTGAAATTGAATCAAAAAAAGAAATGAAGAAAAGGGGGCTGGATTCCCCCGACCGAGCAGATGCTCTTGCTTTGGCATTGTATCTCGGAAAGATCAAGAAACACACAGGCACAGCACCTGGAGTCAAAGAATTACAGGAGCTGACCAAAGACAATTACTGGGGCTGATATAGCCGGAAAGAGGGGTGATGAAGATGAAAGAGTATGGACGGATTGGACAGAAACGATGGGAAGGACAGTTTTATGAGGAATTTCTTCCGGAACTGTCTGGAATGCGTGGGATAAAGGTATTTAAAGAAATGAAAGAGAATGACGATACCGTTGGAGCCATTCTTTTTGCAATTAAGATGATGATCCGGCAGGTTGAGTGGCATGTAGAGCCGGGAGGTGACAGTGCCAAAGACAAAGAAGCTGCAGAGTTTGTTGAAAGCTGTATGGGCGACATGCAGGCCACATGGACAGATACCATTTCGGAAATCCTGTCATTCCTACCTTACGGTTGGAGTTTCCATGAGATTGTATATAAGCGCCGAATGGGTAAAACAAAGAACCGAAGATCATCAAGCAAATACTCTGATGGATTGATAGGCTGGCAGAAACTTCCTCCGAGAGCACAGGATACCTTGTATCGCTGGGAATATGATGATAGTGACAATCTGATTGGAATGACACAGCAACCGCCTCCGGATTATGGACTGTTTACTATACCGATGAGTAAAGCAATGCTATTCCGAACGGAGAGCGTAAAAGACAATCCGGAAGGTCGGAGTATTTTAAGAAACGCATATCGCTCCTGGTATTTTAAACGGAGAATCCAGGAAATTGAAGCTATCGGAATTGAGCGAGATCTTGCAGGTCTGCCAGTTATTCATGCTCCTGAAGATTTGGAAATATGGGATAGTCACGATCCTGACATGGTTAAAATTAATGGAGCACTTATTGCCATGGTAAAGAACCTTCGCAGAAATGAATCTGAAGGGCTTGTTCTTCCGCATGGATACGAAGCGGAACTTCTGAGCACCGGAGGCACAAGACAATTTGACACCAATGCAATCATAAACAGATACGATACGAAGATTGCCCAGACAGTCCTTGCAGATTTTATTATGTTGGGACATGAAAAGACGGGAAGCTTCGCACTAAGCTCTGACAAGACAGAATTGTTTTCTGTTGCGCTCGGAGCTTTTTTAGATGTTATTTGCGAGACGTTCAATAACCAGGGCATTCCTTCGTTGATAGACATCAATGGTTCCCATTTCGATGGGATTGAGGACTATCCTACACTCGCCCATGGAGATGTGGACAAACGGGATATCACGAAACTGTCAACATTCCTGAAGGATATGGTCGGCACGGGAATCTTGATACCTGATGAAGAATTGGAAGATTATGTCAGGGAGGCAGCAAACCTGCCGGAAAGAACGGAAGTTCCAGATTCCAGAGAGAAAGATGAACGGCGAGAAGCACAGCGCAGAGCACCAGAAAAGACAGCAAACGAACCTGATGAACCAGAGGTGGATCCGGAAGAGAATCAAGATGCTGAGGAAGCCAAGAAAAGGTTAGGCAGGTGATTTGATGATGCGAAAAATACGGCCACGATCAAGGGCTGTTAAAAAAAGCGAAGAATCACAGAGAGTACTGGATGCACTTGACGCCTATCTCGAGGGAAATATTGATGAACCAGTAAGATGGCTTGTTCGATTCTGGCAGGATCAGGCAGCAGTCATGCTGTACAGAGAACTGCGAGAACTCGTAATAGGAGAAACAGATCCGGAAAGCCTTTTTGATATATGGTTCCAGGATTATTCGAAGATGCTGTCAGAAAAAATGACACCTGTATGGGAACAGGCGTTTCTTGAAGGGTGGAAAAACAATTCTCTCTTTTGTGGAGCAGAAGATGTAATAAGCTCTGAGAGCTGGGTTCGAAGCTGGATTGTTGATCATACGGGAGATTTGATAACAAATTGTTGTAATGAGCAGGTGAGCGCAATTCGGTATCTGATCGCTGAAGCTGAATCTCTTAATATGAGCAGTGCTGAAACGGCAAGATATATCCGGCCAACAATAGGACTGACAGAGAGACAGGCTGCGGCGAATCTCAAATATTACAACTCCATCAAGGAAAGACTGACAACGGATCATCCGAGAATGAAACCTGAGTCAATTGAGCGGAAAGCGAGGGAGGCTGCTTCAAAATATGCAGAAAGACAGCAGCGGTATAGGGCAGAGACTATAGCCAGATCGGAAATAGCACAAGCCTATAACCATGGCGCAGATGCTTTTGTGAGGGAAGCGGTAACTGCAGGGAACCTTCCGGAGATGGAAAAAGAGTGGTCAACAGCTTTGGACGGCCATGTGTGTGCATCATGTGCAGCTCTTGAAGGCGCTAAGATAGGAATGGATGATGAATTTAAAACGGTATCCGGAAGGAGAGAGATTACAACGTCTATTCCACCATTACACCCGCGCTGTAAATGTGCGGTGAAGTATGTGAGGGTGAAAAATGAAAACATTCAATGAAATAATGAAAATAAGGGACGAACCGGACAACAAGCCGGAGGTAACAAAAAGAAAGTTCCAGGTAAAGAAGACAAATAATGAAAAAATGCAGGCATTCGGCTGGGCCAGTGTTGCTATTGCTGAGAATGGAGAAACGCTGGAAGACTGGCAGGGCGACATCATAGAGCCTGAGGAACTTGAAAGCGCCGCTTACAAGTTCGTTGATCTCTACCGGGAAGGCGGAGAGATGCACGAAAGGGGTGGGGTTGCGTATCTGATCGAGAGTGTTGTATTTACGGAAGAGAAGATGGCGGCAATGGGAATCCCGGAAGGTACACTCCCTGTTGGCTGGTGGATTGGATTCCAGCTTACAGATGCGGATGTTTGGGAGAAAGTAAAAGATGGAACTTACAGCATGTTCTCCATTGAAGGGGAAGCAGAAAGGGTAAAAGTAAACAATGAATAAGTATATTGGAACAAAACTTATTGAGGCAGAAAAAGCAACTCTTGCAGAAGCACAGGCATTAAAAACAGGTGCCTGCGATACCATTGAAGAAGCAAGAAAAAGATTTGGAGGTTCAGATGATGGCAATCCGGGATATGTAGTTAAATATCCGGATGGATACATCAGCTGGTCTCCGAAAGATGTGTTCGAGAAGTCTTATATGCAGGTTCAGGAGAATCCGAAACTGATATCTGGCATATCAATAGGAGAACACATGGTGAATGACTTTATCAGCTATATCGAAACCAGTACCGTAGGCTATAAGACAACAATGGTTCGTTGCGTGCTTCGAAATGGTTTTGAGATCATTGAAACATCTGCATGCGTAGATGCTCAGAATTACGACCAGAAGCTCGGAGAAGAAATCTGTGTGAAGAAGATAAAGGATAAGATCTGGTATCTTTTAGGATTTCTGCTTCAGACAGCGTGGCATGGAATTAAATAAATGTGATCAATAGGCGTCCAAAGGGCGCTTTTTTGATAAATAAAAGCGAAAGGAGGAAGCATTGTGGCAACAAAACTGAAAGGCCTGGAAGTGGGTAAAGTAGATTTCGTTGATGAAGGCGCAAATCAGAGAGCTGATATCAAACTGCTGAAAGGCAAGAATAAAGCAGAGGAAACATCAGACCCGGAAATCGGACTATTTAAACGATTCCTGAACTGGATCAGCGGAGAAGTGCAGAAATCAGCCACGACATTTGATGAACAGATCAACGCTGTGAGCATGGACGCAATCCGGGATGAAATCTGGTCTGTATGTTACGCCCTGCAGAATTCACTTAATTCAATCCTGTGCGACCCAGAACTGGACAGCAGCGGGAAGCAGAGTGCAATGGATACAAGCATTGAACAGTTCGCTACAGCTATGAAGGAATACATTCCTGGATGGGCTGGGGGAACATCTGCAAAAATCAAAAAGAATCTGGATGCACCTGACGAAACAGATCTTCCCATGGTGATGAAAGCGCATAGCAATCTGGAGGAAATCATTCAGAAATCCGTAGAAACGAAAGGAGAATTGGAAGACATGATTAAAATCGACAAGTCAAAAATGTCTGCTGAGGAAAGAGCGGCATATGATGAACTTATCAAAAAGTTTGCCGTAGAGACAAACGAGGAGCCGTCTATCGAGAAGAAAGCACCGCAGAAAAGCGAAAAAGAGGAAAACCCAGACGTTCTCGATGATGATGGAGCTGAAAAGAAAACAGATACAAAGAAATCTTTTACACCGCCAGAACAGAATACAGACGATGATATTTACAAAGGACTGCATCCTCTTGTAAGAGAAAAACTGGAAGCTCTCGAGAAAAGAGCAGAGGAAACGGAAGACAGAGAACTTTATGCAGTTGCTAAGAAGTACGAAATTCTTGGAGAGAAGCCAGAAGAACTGGCTAAGACCTTGAAAACGCTGAAAAGTGCAGGTGGAACTGCCTACAATGATATGATCGGCGTTCTCGACAGAAATGTGGCAATGGTCAACAACTCTGGCGTATTTGGAGAAATCGGAAAATCATTCTCTGGCGGAACTGCAGCAGTCAAGAAGTCTGCAGCAGAAGGAAAAATCGATACGATTGCAAAGGGATTGATTGAAAAGGATCCTTCCATGCCATATAACATGGCACTGGCAAAAGCCTGGGAAGCACATCCGGAGCTTGTAGCTGAGTATGAAAACGAAGCCGGATACTAAGAAGGAGGCGAATGATAATGGGTAAAAATTTTAATGGAACACAGATCAACCAGTCACCAACTATTTCCGAAAAGGCAGGAGCAGATGTTGCTGACATCCGTAACCTTATTCTGAAATACGATACTGATGGTAATGTGGTTGTCGCTGCCGATGGCACAGCACCTCTGCTTGGCGTTTCTATTATCGAAAGTGGATACAATGACATTTCCGGTGTAGAAGCTGGAATGGTTAAGAAGGGTGAAGACGTTGATATCCTGATTAAGGACATCGGATTCGTCATTGCTTCCGCTGAGATCAAGAAAGGGCAGGAGGTTACTGCGACCACCGGAGGAAAAGCGGCAGTTGCGGCAGCTGGTGATTACGTGATCGGGGTAGCTCTTAACAATGTATCTGCTGGAGGCTACAGCAGACTGCAGCTTTCTAAATACCAGAAGGCAAAAGCATAATCTTGATAAAGGAGGATAATATTAATGAGAAACACAGCAGCAGGAATCCAGTCTGAAATCGCAAAAGGCGCATTCAGACCTCACACAGCACTTACAAACATGGCTCTGGCATATTACCAGAACAACATCGCAGGTACACTGACACTGTG